CCCCCGTGCAAGGCTCGAAAGCCCGCACGGGGGATTGTTCTTTATGCGGTGGAAGGCTGAAAGGGGAAGCGCGATCCGCCGCGCGGTCAATTACTCTTTGTTGCTGTCTGTATCCGCCGGAATGCCGGAAATAGTGAAGTAGTCCGGAAGATTAAAGACGGCGGCTTCGATCAGTTTATCCAGCGTTTCCGCGTCGATCTTGAAGCCCTTGCTATTCAGAAATTCAACAACGTATGCTTTCTTCTCTGCGCCCCTGCCGCTTCCGGTGTAAAGCTGTTCGGCGGCTTCGACGGCAACCGTTACCCACATTTTGATTTTCTCAAACTGTGCGGCGGTCGTTTTGCTTCTGATCCACGGGATCACGAAGGCGGTAATAATAGCCGCGATAAGAGCGATCACGGCGTTTGCAATGCTGGTAAGATCAATAGTCATTGTTTGTATCCTCGCTTTCTGTTATGTCGATTTTTTCTTTTTTCTTAATCCTGCCGACGATTACTTCGGCAAGACGCTTCATCATCATTACGCCGCATTCAATCACGACGGCGCGGAAATACCATTCGATCAGAACGGTTTGTTCCTGCCGCGTGACAAGGAATGAAACGTACTGCGCGACGATGAAAGCCGCCGTTGTAATTGCGATCACAATAACGGCTTTCGTTGCGAAGCGTTCGTCAGCCTTGAAGAAGCGGCGCTTCGCCACCCGCTTCCCGCTCGAAGGTTTGTTTTTCATTGCGTCCCCTTTCATAGCGCAATTAACGCACGGCGCGCGTTGTGTAACGCATACCGTGCGTTGTGCGTGTGTTAAACAAGCGTTAGATCATCGACGTTCACCGCCGCGACAACCGTTCCGCCGTAGGTAATCACGGCGCGCTTTCCGGAAAGCTCTTTGACGATGTGATCGCGGGAATAGACGAAGGAAGCAAGGCTTCCGCCGGAATAGGTTTTCGCGCCCGCTTTCACGCGCACTTTGCTTCCCGTTGTGATCTTCCGCGCCGATGTCCCGCCGGACGTGCCGGAATAGGTAATGAAAGCGTCGTCGTGTCCCGCCTTCTTCAACTTCTCCAGCATAGCTTCCGCGTTCTTCTTGACGCTGAACGCGCCCACTTGAACCTTGTAATACTTGCCGATCTGCACGATGTACGTATCGAAGCCTTCCTTTTTCAGCTTCGCCGCGAACGCTGTTGCGTTGTCCTTCTTCTCAAACGCTCCAAGCTGTACGCGGTAAAGGTTCTTCGCGTCGCCCTGTGGCTTCTGCTCCGGCTTCTGATCCTCTGCCGGAACGCCCAGCCGCCTGTTTACCTCCGCCGCGATCTCGCCGTGCCGGTTATACAGATAATCGCCGGGGCAAGACTTGTTCGCGTAATCCCTGTGAACGGTCATATTGCACCCGTTCTTGTGGTTTACGCGGTCGTCCTTGCTTGTACTCCATACCAGCTTTTTGATCCCGTTCCGGCGGCAAATATCTTCGACAAGATCAAGAAGCGCCGCGTATGCTTTATCATTCACGGCGTATGGGTGCTTTGTGTCGCTTGCAACCTCGATCGTGATTGCGCGGTTATCGTTCGCCGCCGAAGAACTGCACCACGAACGATCGGCTTCATCGACGTAAAGCCCGATCCGCCCGTCGTAGCCGATCCCGTAGTTTGAACTTGCCTGTCGCGAAGTCGGCTTGAAGATTTCGCCGATCCTCTCGGCGGAACATTGCCCGACGACGCAATGAATTGTGATCGTGTCGATCTTGTGATTTCGTGGGCTGTTCTTGTTCGGCGAAATCAGCGTACACGAAATAAGTTTGCTATTGCTCATTGCTGAACCCTCCTTTGCAATGAAGAAGCGGCTGGGAAGCCCCCGCCGCCGCTGGTGTTACTCTGCTTGATCCATTCGTTTTTCGATGTGGTCAAGCCGCTTGTGTGCCTGTTTCGCCGACGCTTCAACGTCGGTCAAGCGCGTTACGAACTCCGTATTCGTCTTTCGCTGTTCCTTCTGCTCCGCCTTGATTTCGTCCGTGTTCGCCTTGATGTATCCGATCTCGGTTAAAACTGTCGCGTCGTGCTTCACATTGCTTTCCTTGTCCTTGTCCCTGTTACGAACAAAAGCGATATAGCCGAACACGATAGCGCATACGGTAGAAAAGACGGAAAGAACCGTTGTGAAAGTGTCCATCGTTGATCCTCCTTCCTGCCGTTATGTTATCTCTTCCCACTTCGTCGAATTGACGCGCGGGGAATAGACGGAAGATTTGAAGTGCTGTGCGACGCATACCCACTTCTTTCCGTTGTGCGTTACCTTTGTTCCCTCCGTGATTACTTCGCCGTCCGGAAGGTCAGCCCATGCGCCGATTTGCTCTTCGGTCGGTGTGCGCGTCCATTTGTCCGGATTTGAAGCAGGGGATTTTCCACGGCTGTAATGCGTTGCCGTGTAGCTCACGCCGTCAAGCGTTACCACGTCGCCCGTGATATAGCTTTTCTTCTCGTTCCACTCTTCGCCTTGCTCCGGAAGGGAAACAAGGTTATTGCGGATACTCGAAATAATGCTTTCTTCGGTTTCGGCGCGGGCGGCTTCAACCTCCGCCATGATCGAAGCGCGCAAGGCTTCAAGCTCTGCCGCGCCGATCTGCTTTTCGCTCTTCTTGTGTGTTACGCTCATTCAAAATTCCCCCCGATCCCCGATACCCAGCAAGCGGTCAGCGCGTCGCCGCGCTGGACGGTTACGCGGATATTCATTCCGTACTGCGCCGCCGTGTTGATCTTATTTGTGAAAACGTGTGCAACGCCTTGAACAACCGCGTTCGTGCAATCCTCCCAAACGGGGGAAGCGTCAAACGGATTGTTCGTCGCTTCAACCTTGAACGTGCCGCCCGCCGGAATATCTCGCGTTACCTTGATATTCGCGCGTGTCGGCTGGCTGTTGGCTTCCAGCGGCGTGGAAAGCGTGATAACGAAGCCCGCGATCGACTTCGTGAACGTCAGCGTCCGGACGGCGCTATTTCCTGCGCTGTCGGTCGCCGTAATTGTGATCGTGTGCTGGGCGTTCGTAAGCGCCGTGAAGGTATTTCCGGAAACGGAAAGCGTCTGCGTTGCGCCCAACGTGATTGCGTTCTTCGTCGCGATTGTCTTTCCGTCGATCTTTTCAACAACGTTCACCGTGTCGCCGTCCGGATCGGTTACGCTGTATTGATAGGTGAAATCCCCGCGCTTCGTGCCAAGATCGGCGTTACTGCCGGAAATCACGGGCGGCTGGTTATGGATTACGGCAATATCTCCGCTTGTTGTGTACGCGGAATAATTGCCGTAGCTGTCCTTCGCGCGGACGCGGTATTTCAACGTGTTCCACGCGGTCGATACCGCTTCCGTGAACGTCCTGCTTGCGGACGCTTGAACCTGTGTCCACGCGCCGCTGTTGTATGAGCGCTCGAAACAATAGGTC